GCAGTTGCGCGTGAGGTAGTCGAAGCACGTTACCTCGTAGATCGGATCTCGCTCCTTCCCCGCCGGATCTCCCCACGCCAGCAACTCCGCGCCCTGGAACCGAAGCTGTATGAGAGAGTTCAACGCGAGCCCGAACCGCTCGAGCCCCATGTCGAACATCGGCAGCTCCGCGAGGATGCGCCACTGGTTCGAGCGCGGATCTTTCTGGCCGAGCACCGCAGCAGGCGTTAGACCAAAGTCGAGCCCTATCTGCATCGGTATGCCCTTGACATACTCAGGCGTTCCCACCATCGCGTCGTCGTCATACTCAGGCCATACGGGCTTGCCCTCCTGCACGTAGACATACTGCCCCGCGATGTAGCAGCGAATCTCGTCGAGTTTCGATGAACTCAACTGCTGCTCGTAGTAGCCATCCGGGAGGTTACCGATATTCTCCGCTTCCGGATTGAACTTCCACCACTTTCCCTTCGCGAAGATCGCGCCCTCTTCTTCTTTTTTCAGCTCGATAATCGCCGCCGGCTGCTTGTAGAAGTTCCACGCATACTTGCCGCGCCGCGACTCCTTCTCGGCCGCCGTGTGATACCAGTGGTCCTCGTCCATCGGGTTCGTGTCTAGCATCCCGCCACGCCACGTGGGACCGCCGTCGCGCGTCGGTGGATAGCGCCCGGTGCGACGTATGAGGTGCGTCACCACCGTGTAGGCGACTTCGCGCACCTCGTTCACCCAGAAGCCCGTGATGTAGAGCCCCAACAACTTCCTCACGTCCTTCGGCTGATCGAGCGCGAGGAACATGACTTCGCAGTCGACGCCCGCGATCTTCTGTCCGCCTACCGTGCGCCCCGGCATGCGGATGTGGTGCGTGATCGGTGGCGTGTGGTTGATGCGGCCCCACTGGTGCTCGGGGAATATCTCGGTCCACGTTTTTAGTGTCGTTGTTTTTAATTCGCCGTATGTGTTCCTCACCACCGCCCATCTCGTATATCGGATGTTGTCGACAGGGCTCGGTTTCTGCGCCAATGCGAGCCGCATGAGTTTCGTCGCGCAGCCGTAGCTCTTGCCGCTGCCCACTGGCCCCATGATCGCGGTGATGAACGCATCGTCTTCGTAGAAGTCGTAAACCGTCGGCGAGTTCTCGAACGAGATCGTCATCTCGACTCGCTTCTCCGGGGCGAGGCTCATGCGTCTACATCCGGCTCGATAAGTTCGTAGATCACTCGATACTTCGCAATGGCATATGCCTTCCTGTCCTTGTAGATGCCATGCACGTTCGCATTACGCGCCTCGGCGGCAGATCCGAAATCGTATTCGTTGTGATACGCACGAGAATAGACACCGACCTCCGTGCCGTCTTTCCTGTCGATAATGCGATACACCTCGTGCTCACTCTTTGAGTCGAGTTCCATCACATCCCCTCCACGACCCTCTTCGCGCGCTAGGCTCATGCGCGCCTGTTCCATGCGGTTATCACTTCGATGATCCGCTTGTCGTTCTCCTGCTCGGCATAACCGCCCGCGCTTATCTCGGCGCCGCACTCCACGCACTTCACGAACGCGAGAACGTACGATTCACCGTAACCGAATCCATTGCCTCGCGTAGACGCGACCGCGCGGCCATTGCAGAACGGACAGGGCTTCAATGTCGTAGTCATACGCGGCCGTCGCTATCACCTTGCGCTTCTGCGCGGCGCCTCTCTTCCACGATCACGCGTCCGAGCTCGTCGTAGAGTCGGCCCGCATCGGGGTTGCTGCGCCACTGGAACAGCCACGAGTAAATACGAACGACCAGTGCGTTTGGTATGTTCACAGTCCCGCCTTTACTGTAGCGAGGCGCTGCTCGAACGTGCGCAGGGCAGACACCCACTGTTCCGAGAGCGCCGTGAGCTTCAGGGCGAGCGCCTCCTGGCTTGCTCGCGTCAGGGCGATCTCGCGCTCGAGCGCAGCGATACGCACGAGGTCCGCCTTCAGATCCTCGAACTGCGGGGGCTGCGGACGTGTCGGCGTCGTCGGTATCACGCGCGGCTCGCTCATGCTCGTTCTTCCTTTTTCTTCCGCGTTCATGGCGTTCTCCCTGCCGAGGCTGTCGCATCTCCGACCACCTGATCGAGCCACCGCAGGCAGTCGCCGCACACGATGGCGCTGCCGGAGGTGTTCACGATGAAGAACTCGTCCGGCTTATCGTTCACGGCAACGCCGCACCAGTCGCAGCGTTCGATTATCGTCTTCGGTTTATCCGTCGTTGCGATTCTCATGTCTCCTCCGGTGCTGTCTTGTCGAAGAGAATCATCACCTGCTCGGTGATGTTCGCGGGTTCCCCCGGCACCGAGCGCCCGCGCATGCGCACGCCGTAAACCGGCTGTCCAAGATCGTTCACCACGGATACCTCGCGTTTTTCCTGCTGTAACGCTTCGATCAGCTCAAAGACTTTCATTTTCGTCCTTTCCTCTCGCGGTAACTTCGTGACGCCGCCAGTTTGCACTCGCGGCAGCGTATGTAGAGATCGCCGCCCTTGCGGATGACGATGGCATTACTCGGGCGCTTTATGTGTCCGCACGCGAAGTAACTCAGGCGCAGCGGGCGCTTCATCAGCATCGCGAGCTCGAGGCGGGAGATCATGCGTCGTTGTCAATCGTCTTCACTCTACGCTTCTTCGGGCCGACAACGCGCATGCCCACCACGCTCGGCTTGTCGTCCTCGGTGTCTTTAGCCAACAACCCTGACGCCTGCGCGAGCAGCCGCAGCGTCCCGACTTTATCGAACAGTTCGACTTCGAGACTCTCCACTTCGCGCCCGCCCTTGCGGTAATTCACCTTCACTTTTTTTATCATCCGCGCGTGGCGATGGTCGATCTTCGCCGACGGCTTCAGGTTCACGCGAACCTGCGTGTTGCCATCGGCGTCCTCGACTTCGTGCCAACTGAAGATGTCGGTGATCTTCGTCGACGCCATGCTGAGCAGCTCGTAGGCGATCGCCTCGCGGTTCGCCATGATCGTCGCACTTCGGCGCAACGCCTTCTTCGTCGAACGCAGTCCACCCCAGTTGCGCAGATCCGGCATGTCCGCGTTGCCGCGCGCAACCGGCGGCTCGGGGTTCACTTCGTCGGGTGTCGCGTCAGCTTCGTCAGTCATTGCTCTACGTGATGCACCATGATTCGTTCATCGAGGTCCGACGGCTCAGGCTCGCACCAACACTCACCGCCATCGGTCACGTGCTCGCGCCCGAACGTCGGGTAGACATGCCAGATCGCATTCACTTCGTCTGGAATCGACTCGTCAGTCATCCGATCACCATCCTCACGAACTCCACCAGCGCCCACAGCAACAGCCCGGCCGCCACCCACAGCAGCGCCTGCGGCCCCACCTCGTTCACCCGATCCCACCTACTCCGCCTCATCGCATTCCTCCACCCCCACCAACGGACACGCCCACCGTCCAGGACACCGGCCAGGCAACACCCGGTCTCCACACACGCACCCACCCCACCCCGAACGCCGCCTCACCCGCTCGTCCTCACGACGCAGATCCTCGAGGTCAGGGTCATCCAGTTCCCGCTTCGTCAAAGTCATCTCACAATACCCCGTAATCGCGTCAGGATCGCTCCAGAGGCGTCCAAACCATACACCCGTCCCATCGGCCACAGTTCCAAGCCGACCCCGCAAATCGCGTCCTGACGCGTTCTGAGGGCATTGGCGGGAAAATATTTGAGAGGCACCCCCGCCGGTAGTTGCCGGGGGTGGGGGAGGGGCAATGCACCCCTCTCCGATTCCTGTGGACCACTGGCGCGGTCGGCCGGCCCTTTAAGGCCGAAGCCGAACCGCGCACAGCAGGGGTAAGGCTTCTCGGTGTCCCTCGCCACACGCAAGGTATTGCACGTCCGTAGCGCGAAGCGCGAAGGACTGGCTTGTAAGGTGTTGATCCGTATAGCCGTCACGTTGTCATACGACCGTTTGAGAAGTGGACAGCTATGGATCTCAGCCTCTCGGCTGTTGGATCTGTGAGCACGGCTGTTTCGAGCTGCGCCGCCGTGATGTGGAGTTCCACCAGGTCATGCGCTACCAACAGGTCGTCCTCGTTTGCGGTTGTTGGCTTGCCTCCGTGCATCCAAACGAAGCCTTCCCATTGCCTCAACACGTCGTCCGGTTTTTCGATAGGTTGCGCATGAGGGTTTTTATGTTCAGACAGTTCATGTGACAGTATTGGTGTCTCAGAGGCAATCGGACAGTTAGGTGTCTCATAGGGAGAGCCGTTTTTTGGTGTCAAGGTGTCTCTGTATGTTTGTACAGTGACACCTGGGTGTCTCATAAGGGGCGTGTTTGCTTGTGAGACAGTTGGGTGCCCCATAGGCTGTGCGATTGATTGAGCGTCTGCGGCTGTGATGCTCTTGTCGGCATAGATTGGCATGAAAAAGAGCAGTGAGCCCTTGCCGCCTGGCGCAGGCCGTTTGTGGTCGATTCGTATCAGTTCGAGCTCGATGAGTTTGCGCATGGCGCGGTTGACTGTGCGCCTGTCAATACCGAGTAGCGTTGCGAGCCGCGTTTGTGATGGGCTGGCAAGCCCTGTCTTCTTATTCACGTGGCCGAGTAGGGCGATGTAGACGCGCAACAGGTTGATGCTTTGCCGTGATGTCACCGCACGCAGCACGGCGCGGTTATTGATCACAGCGAATGGACTGCACTCGTCAATGAGTGCATCACGGGAGTTTTTCAGTTCCACGGCGGGCGCATTCCTGGGCACTCGAATCGCCAGGGCGCCATAATCGCCGCGTGAAGCCATCGTGTTTTCATTCTGCCTCCCGAATAGGCATTGAAGGGGCGCGGGGGCGTGGCGATTCGGGCGCCACGCGGGACCAGAGTCCTGACCCCGCGCCATCTATTTAACCCATATCAAGCGCCGGCGCCATGCTGTATGAATGCACAGTTGACGCTGCACACCGCGTGTGCGTAGAATTCAGTCGTAGTCACACACCAACGGAGACGAAAATGAACGTGCAACCCTGGTTCGATTCAAAGACTCGCGTGGTCGCTGAACGTCCTCGAAGGCATGTGCTCTGATGTCTCGGGCTTTTGCCATCGCTACAGCATCGTGAACGTGTCGCGCAATCGCGTCACTGTCGAATACTCCAACCCTAACGAATATGGCACGGAATATCCGATGCGCGCGCAGTTCCCGTGCTACGCCAACGGCAGCCTGTTCCTCGTTGTGCTCGACATCACGCGCATCACTGGCGATAACTGGGATGGCGAAGGCTGGCAGGCATTTACCGAGCTGCTCGACGCGCCAGCGCGCAACCCGAACGAAACCAAAGCAGCATAGTTAACCCTAACATCAACGGAGAGCACCATGAACCTCAGAACACTCAAAACCTTGGGTTTCGACGATTCGCGCCGTAGCGGCAAAGGTCTGTATGCCGTGCGCTGCTCGCAATGCGCCTCGTGCGTTGTCAACGGCCATCCAATTCACGAGCGCGGCTGCCCGAACGACATGCACGAGTGCCACGGCTGCAACGAGATCATTCCAGCGCGTCAACGCTACTGCGAAAACTGCGCAATCTAAACGGAGATCAACCATGACAACGAAACATACGCCGGGACCGTGGACCGTAAGCGACGGAATCGTCCGCAGCGAATACGGCAAAGCACTCGCCAACGTTTGCATGGCGGGCAATGGCGAAACTGTGCCGAACGCCCGCCTGATCGCGGCGGCGCCTGAGCTGCTGGAGGCATGCGCAGCGGCGAAGATGTTCTTAGAGCCGGATCTAGTCGAGCCTGGGCGGACTGTGTTCTGGAAACTGGTAGACGCCCTCGCCAAAGCGCGCGGCGAGTAGCCCGCATCAACGCAGCGGCTCACGGGCCGCTGAATGCTGCGAGTTAACGCAGTTCAACGGAGAAAACCATGTTAACGAAACAACTCATCATCACGGCATTGAGCACGTTTATACGCCAGCGTCCAGGGCTCGACTTCGGCAACTATGGCGACGTGAAGGCGTATCAATCTGAACTGCGCAGCATCACGCGCGACTTGCACGACGCAAGACACCTCCTGCGATCGGTTGAGCTACGCGACAGCATCACAGCTGAGGATCTTCTCGCCGCATTCAAGCGAGCGTATTCCGGACGACTAACCATAAGCGAAACAGAGGACGGTCGCGCGAGGCTCGAATACTGCACTGGGCAATACTGGCCGACAGAATACCGGAAGGCAGTGGCGGCCGTTTGCGCGTCCGCGCTTTGGGATTACACGCGCGAGTGCATGCCAGAGCCGACCGGGAAAGTAACGCGTAACGGATTCGAGCACGACAGCATCAAAGGTCTGACGCCT